TTTCAACAAATGAGATTACATCTTACATAATGAGATTTTATAATGGTCATTATGGATTATTTGATAATTTATTCTAGTTGACTAGAATATTATAATATTATATAATAATAACAATGGCTTCTAATCGAATTGTAAAATGTGATAAATGTGGGCGGGAAATCGAAGTAAGATCTGGATTTGCTCATATGACATTATCTAATCATCAGAAAACATGTAAGTGATATACTGTATACAAGAAAAAATATTTTATTAACATTTTGTTAATCTTAAAATACTAGTCGACTAGGATATATATATGGCAGAGAATGAGAACACATCTTGTTTTACATACAAGGTTGAAATGATTATTCAGATATTAGCAGCAGATCAAGAAACAGCTCGTATGCAACTTGATGAAAAAGGTGGATATGTAACATCACGAAAAGTTACATACTTAGATTCAGTTCAAGTATATAAAGGAAATAAACTTTCTAAGAAAGATAAAGATATTGTAGTTGACTAAGATGAAATGTGATTTCTGTGATAACGATAAATATGTTCAAAGATTAAACAGTAAAGGTGTGCTAGAGAATTACTGTGTTAACTGTATTGCTAAATTAAATAAAAAATAAAAAGGCGGGATAGTCAAAGAATTTTTCTTTGCTACAATTAAGCCATATGAGACACTCTTGTAGGTATTACCTAGCATGAAGTCTGAAAAGCTCTCTATAGCCAAGCAGAAGGCTTATTTGGCACAATATCTTAGAGACCTTAAGACAAAGACTCCTTGTGTCGACTGTGGGATAAATTATCCATACTATGTCATGGACTTTGATCACGTAAGAGGTCAGAAACATGCAAATGTTATGGAATTAGTATCCACATTGTCTAAGAAGAGAATTGATCAGGAAATAGCTAAATGTGAGATTGTATGCTCTAATTGTCATCGTATTAGGACTCATATGAGGAAGATGGCTAAAAGGAATAAATAATATGTCTTCTCTTCCCGCCGCACTTTTTTCGGGCGCACTTTTAATTTCGCACTATATTTAGTATACTTAACATTTCAGCACCAGTAGCCAAGTTGGTTAAGGCCCCGAACTCATAATTCGGCTATCGTAGGTTCAAGTCCTGCCTGGTGTACTTAGCGATTATTGCATAGTGGTAGTGCGTAACCTTGCCAAGGTTAATGTGCGGGTTCGATTCTCGCTAGTCGCTCTAAAAAGAAAAAATCCCATTCAGAGGCGGATCCGAATGGGTTTTCCTAGTGTATTGCTACACATTATACTGGGAGCTTAATCTGTGGGATGCTACAACCAGTACAAGTAGATTATAAAATAGTTACTGTTCTAAGTCAATAGTGTCTTGCACGAATTCTGTATCGCTTTCTTCTGGCTGTGGAGTAAATGATGGAGTAGGTCCTAGTAGGTACCCTTGATTATGATATTCAACCATCTTGGAAGTATCTGCTGATCCCACCAATTTATTTGATATTAGGGTAAGCAGGTCATATATTCTATGAAGCATAATGTAGTTAACCATTGGTAGGTTGTCTTCTAAATTTTGTGGCTGTTCTTTATTTTCCGTCATCTGGTCTTCCTAAATCTTCCCAGAACTTTTCCCGCCCCATGGCGTCAGTCTCTTTTATGGTACCGCCTTCAGTTTGAATGTCTTTGAACGGATTCTCTAATTGTGTCATAATATTGGCTCCCTATAACCTTCCTGTAATTGCAGGATAGACAATACAAGTATATCTCATCATCAATGCTTTGGTTGCAAAAAAGAGGGCCCTGATCCATTGGGCATTCAAGCCGTGGAACAAGACCCTCTTCTGATAGACGAATGTACTTAGATACGTACTGTACCTTTTTCATTCATCCCCCTTAATGTTTTGGAAACTCAGGTATGAGATTCCTGGCCTTACCTATTGAGTTAGGCCAAGACGACCAATCTTTGCCGCCCTTGGTCATATAATACGTTATCTCTGCGTTTGTTACTGGATCAAATAATTCCTTATTTGAAACTAATTCGAATTTATCTTTACGATCTTCGCCAAGTTGCCCTAGCATATTGATCTGAAAAATTCCGTAAGATTTGTCTCCAGTTTGAGTGTTATCGTTTAGGGCTAATGGTCTTCCATTAGACTCTACCGTTGCAACAGCCCAAGCTGTTTTTAAAGCAGTTCCCTCAAAGCCTACAGCCCATAGTAAATCTTTTAAATCTTCAGGTGCAAGCATTTCTGAGTGCTTATAAGTTTCATTACTGAACTTATCTATTATTTCTCTCTTTAGTTGTCTTTCAGTTTTTTCAACTTTTACAAGTTGATTTGTTAACGCTTGACTTGCTGTTGGACCAGGCTGGACAGTAAATAGAAATAATGTTATCATTCCTATATAAGACCAGTTATGAGCAACATCACTCAAACGTTCTTTAATTTTCTCCATTGGCATTTCCTCCTCTAGAGATAACGAACTATAATAGTAGCATTACTTGACAGTAGGTGTCAAGCTAGTCAACCAGAAAGATTTAATGGAAATATCCTATTCTACGCCTAGATCCAACTTAACAACTAAGAATGGGTACGGTCACGCTGGATTTAAAGTGGCAGAATCACTGACTAAAATGGGTCATAGATTAACTTATCAAAACCCTAAAGCTAAATTACAGATTAACTTTTCCCAACCTACAAATTATAAATTACATAGATATCAATATCAGATTGGTTATACACCATGGGAATCTACTGTTATTCCAGAATCTTGGAAAGAAAATATAAATGCTTGCGATGAGTTTTGGACAACATCTCAATGGTGTAAAGATGTTTATGAGAATAATGGATTTAAGGTATCTAATGTTTTTCCACATGGCATAGATCCAATATGGTCACCTAAAAAACGTGAGTCTACAAATGTTGTAAAATTCTTACATGTTGGAGAACCAGCAGAAAGAAAAGGCGGACAAGATACAGTAAATGCATTTATAAAAGTATTTGGTAATAACCCTAATTACACATTAACTATAAAGGCTCATAAGTCTAGCGTATTGAGAGTATATGATAAAGAAGGAAGCATTTTAGGTCTTCCACACGAAATGTATAGCAACATTAAATTAGATGAAAGAGATCTAGAGGATAATGAATTAGTAGATTTATATCACCAACATGATGTTATGATCTATCCAACTTATGGAGAAGGATTTGGATTTATTCCATTTCAAGCCCTTGCAACAGGTATGCCAGTTATATCAACATATGATTGGGCAGACTATAAAAATTATCTAGGTCCCCTAAAGCTAAACTCTACACTTATAGATTCTCCATGGGATGTTATGCATCCTGGAAAAGTTTATAAACCAGATAACAATCATTTAATTAGTTTAATAGAAGATGCAGCAATTAACTTTAAAGCATATTCTGGATATTACTATGCTCAGTCAACTGAAATACATAAAGAATATAATTGGGATCAGTTGACCAATAAAGCATTTGAAGAAGTATTTAAAAAAATATCATAACCCCTTCCCCTTTAGATTAAAGTTTGGTAGAATTAGACTTCAACTAAAAATCATATAAACCGCAGGGCGGAGAAAAGGTGTTATTTAAAAATGTCAAGAACTATTGAAAACCCATATGAAAACTTTATTGCATTGTCAAGATATGCAAGATGGATTCCAGAAGAGAACCGTCGTGAAACATGGGGTGAAACAGTAGATAGATATTTTGACTTTATGACTAATCATCTTAAAGAAAATCATAATTATGTTCCAGAAGAAAAGTTGCTTAAAGAACTTAGGGACGCAGTTTATAATAGAAATGTAATGCCATCAATGCGATCAGTAATGACTGCTGGTGCAGCATTAGATCGTGACCATGTAGCAGGATACAATTGCTCATTTGTTCCAGTAGATAACCCAAGATCATTTGATGAGACTATGTATATTCTTATGTGTGGCACTGGAGTTGGATTCTCTGTAGAGTATAAGTATGTTAATAAGCTTCCTGCCGTCCCAGAATCATTTGAGAAATCAACTACTACTATTGTTGTAGAAGATTCTAAACAAGGGTGGGCAAAGTCTTACCGAGAACTACTTGCAATGCTTTGGGCAGGACAGATTCCAGCAATCGATGTTTCTAAACTTCGTCCAGCAGGTGCACGTCTTAAGACAATGGGAGGACGCTCATCAGGACCACAACCATTAATTAATCTTTTTGATTTTACAATTGCTAAATTTAAGTCAGCAGCAGGTCGTCAATTAAAACCAATTGAGGCACATGATATTATGTGTAAGATTGGAGAAATTGTAGTAGTTGGTGGAGTTCGTCGTTCAGCAATGATCTCTTTGTCTAACATTAATGATATTGAAATGGCACAAGCTAAATCTGGTAACTGGTGGGAAAATAATTCACAACGTGCTCTTTCAAATAACTCTGTTGCGTATTCTCGCAAGCCAGAGATGGAGCAGTTTATAGCAGAATGGAAATCTCTTTATGACTCAAAGTCTGGAGAACGTGGAATCTATAATGTTGCAGCAGCACAAAAGCAAGCGGCTAAATATGGACGAAGGGACCCTGAAGTACATTATGGAACCAACCCTTGTTCGGAAATTATTCTCCGTCCTTATCAGTTTTGTAATCTTTCAGAAGTCGTACTACGTGAAAAAGATACAAAGAAAGATATTGAAAGAAAAGTAGAGCTAGCAACCATTCTTGGAACTTGGCAAGCAACACTAACAGACTTTAAATATCTACGTAAAATTTGGAAAGACAACACAGAAGAAGAACGTTTATTGGGAGTTTCTCTTACTGGACAATTCGGACACAAGTTTATGTCTGGCAAAGAGGACCTTATTTCTTTAGAAGCATTTTTGATGAGTCTCAGAGAAAAGGCAAGAGAAACAAATAAAGATGAGGCAGGGAAAATTAGGATTCCTGAGTCTGCAGCAATTACATGTGTAAAGCCATCTGGAACAGTATCTCAATTGGTCGGGGTGTCTTCAGGAATGCATGCATGGCATTCTCCATATTATATTCGTACAGTTCGTGGCTCAAAAGGAGATCCAATTTCTACATTTTTGAAGGAAGTCGGTATTCCAGTAGAAGACGATGTAATGAAACCAAACGACACATATGTATTTTCATTTCCAGTAAAAGCACCAGAGGGTGCAATTGTTAGAAATGATTTGACTGCTATTGAACACTTAAACATTTGGTTAGTTTACCAACGTGCATGGTGTGAGCATAAACCATCAATTACAGTATCTGTAAAAGAAGATGAGTGGATGGAAGTAGGCGCTTGGGTATACAAGCATTTTGATGAAGTATCTGGTATTTCATTCTTGCCACACTCAGACCATTCTTATAAACAAGCTCCATACCAAGAAGTAACAAAAGAAGAATATGAAGACCTTCTTTCTAAGATGCCAAAAAGCATACGATGGGAAGATTTATCATTTTATGAGACAGAAGACGGAACCTCTGGAACACAAACATTAGCCTGTACTTCAGATGGCAATTGTGAGATTGTAGACATTTCCGCCTAAAAGGTATATAATAAAGATTGGGGTAAAACCCAAAATTCCTGGGCACACGGCCCAGAAATAAGGAGGATCTAAATTGGCAACAAAAGAAGATCTTAACAATGATGGAAAGGTAACTATGCAAGAAAAAATTCTAGCAGCGTTAGCAAGCTATGGTCGTCACTTTTTAGGTGCAGCCATTGCTCTTTACATGACTGGAAATACTGACCCAGGAGACCTAATCAAGGGTGGTATTGCGGCTTGTCTACCAGTTATTCTGAAAGCACTTAATCCAAATGAAAGTTCATTTGGCTTTACAAAGAAGTAAAATTCAGCAAGTAATTAGGACGACTCCTGTGCTAAAATAGGCATAGGAGTTTTCCTATTTAGGAGATTTAGCAAATGGCAGGACAAAAAAATTGGGAAGTGGATCAAAACACGACCTTTACATTTACCGTTGAATACAAAGACAACGACGGAGATCCAATAGTTCTTACAGACTGTTCAGCAAAGTTGCAAGTAAGAGATACAAAAGGCGGAAGCAAGTTAGCCTTTAGTCTTACATCGCCAGCTGGCGGAATAATTATTGATGAGCCTAATGGCAAATTAACTATTAAGATGACCCCTACACAAACCAATAAATTATTCTATCCAAAGTCCTCATATGATCTTATGTTAACTGACAGCAACTTGAATAAAACCAAGTTACTTGAAGGATTCATAACCTTGAGCAGATCGGTGACCATTTAATGCCAATCACTAATAATAATAGCAATCCAACAGTAGTCGTAACAGAACAAGTTAATAAAATTGTTTTAAATACTCCTGGACCTCAAGGTCCTCGTGGTAAAACAATTCTTAATGGAAATGGTGTTCCAGCCGATAACCTAGGTTTCGAAGGAGACTTCTATTATGATAAGCTAACAACTAGATTCTATGGGCCAAAGCCAAATGACGCTTCTTGGTCGGGAGCTACAAACTACCTATTAAGCACAAGCACTCTTACATACCCATTCTCAATAAATCAGGTTGTAAATGCAGGATCCTACTACTACCTTGAAATAACACATAATATGGGCTATAACCCAAATGTTACCGTCAAGAATAGTGCTGGGGACATATTAGAAACAGGAATAGACTATAATAGTATTAACAAAATTACACTGACAATGGCTCAACCATTCGGTGGGACAGCATACCTGTCTTAAGGGAGATATAGCATATGGCAAGATTATTTGTAACTGATATCAATCTGAATAAGAATGAACTTCAGAACGCAAGAATTCAGGGATTAAGCACAGCGCCTTCAGCCCCTGTCACTGGACAGATTTATTATGATACATCGAATAATACGATGTACTACTACAATGGACTAGCATCACCAAATGGTCCATGGATGCCAATGTCTGGATCTACAGAAGTTATCCAAGACGTTATTGGATCAACAATTGTAGCTGGAACTGGTATTACAGCAGTATACGGCGATCCAGCTGGTACAGAAACAATTTCTATCACAAATACTGGCGTTACAGCTGGTTCATATGGTTCTACAACACAGATTCCAACATTTACAGTTAATGCACAAGGTCAATTAACAGCAGCAGGAACAGTAAACGTAGCAACAACACTTTCAATTGCTGCAGAATCTGGAACAGCAGACACAGTAAACCTTCTAACTGATACCCTCACATTTGCGGCGGGAGAAGGAATTGATACAACTGTAACAAATAATACAATTACAATTGCTGGAGAAGATGCATCTTATACAAATAA